TCAGTGAATACTGTAGGCTCCCACCCTCGCTTGATCAGTCGGTCAGCAATCTGCTGCCGTGATGCAGGGTTGAATGGGATGGTCTTAGTCTTAGTCTTTAACTCAATGATGGTAGGCTCAAACGTGTCTACCAACTGTTGTTCGATGTCAGCCTTGCGTCCAGCTAGGCTAGCATACAGTTCTTGTGCAGCCTCAACATCAAAGTCAAAGCCTCGTTCTTCCTGCTGTACTAGCAGAGTATGAATTACTTGTTCAAGGTATAACGCATCACTGCTAAAATTTTTGCTGAGAATTTTCTCGTATAGTTTCTGCGTAACCTTTGTGTCTTGGATGCAGTACTCCAACATTTCGGTGGTGTATGCTGCAAAGCTTTCGCTATGATTATTGAAGTCACCTTTTAATTCTCCTAGTCTTACGCCCCAAGCCTTCAAGCTATGACTACCAATGATGTTAGCAGGGAACTTACCCTTGCTATACATAGTGAAGTCTAGTTCTTTTAGGTGAGGCCAGATTGTCCTAGAGTATACCAACGTATCTACTACCTTACCCTTGAAGGTAAAGTCGTGTAGCTTCTTCATCACACGCAAGTCGTAGTCAATGATGTTGTGACCAATCAAGGTCTTTGCATTGTCCATGAAGGCTAATGCTTCTTGCATCTGTGTTGGGTCAAAGGTGTGTACCTCATCAGTGTGTACATCCCTGAAGACATGACACCAAACTTGTGTCACCTCTTTGAGTAGATGGTCTGCTTCTAAGTCCCATATGTATTCCATACTGTGTCTCCGCACTAGTTAAAATTCTACGTCTGGTTCTTCCTCGTCATCAAAGAATACTTCAACCATCCGTCCACTGTCCTTCATGTACTGAAGGCTGTTACATAGGCCAGTGTCACCTGACCATCTGTTCTTCAACACCCTGACGTTGCTTACGTCTGGACGTTCCTTGTCTTGCTGGTTCCTTTCCAATCCTATTACGATGTCACTAAGCTGACCGATTGCAGCACTACCACGTAGTTGTGACATGCTAGTTTGTGCGCCATCCTCGTGTCCTCTGTCACCAGACGGACGCTTGAGATGTGAGATAAGTATCATACCACAGTTAAGTTCCTCAACAAGAGAACGCATAGCTGTCATGGTATTGTCAATGATACGTCTTTCATCTCCACCCTCTAGCCCACTAACAACGATACTGATATGGTCAAGTACAATAAAATCGCACCCACAACCACGGACAAGGTAGCGTATCTTGGATAGCAGGTTATCACTATCAGTACTACCCCAATGATCATACAGATATACTCTACCTGAACCAACTGTTGCATCAAAGGCATCACGTAACTCCTTGTCGTTGATGTCTAGTTCACCTAGATGCAGGGGCTTGTTGAGTTCGATGGACATAAGACCTAGTGCAGTACGCTTGACGTTCTCCTCTAGTGCTATGTATCCCACTGTCTGACCTGACTGGATAAGACCATGTGCTAACTCACGTGCTAGCTGTGACTTCCCTATGCCCGATCCTGCTGTCAGCGTTACGATCTCACCCTTGCGACAACCACCTACCTTCTCATTCATTCCAGAGTAGGGGTAGGGGATAGACACACGTTCATCTACTGCTGTGACCACATCCCACAAGTCAGTACCAGCTACGATACCATCTGGTCTGTAAGTCTTTGCACCCCACACTGCCCTGATTACTTCCTCAGTTCTACCAGCCTGTAACATTTCGCTGGCATCCTTGAGAGGTAGGCTGGCAATGCTTGCCTTGTCTGGTGGTAGTATCTTGGCACACTCAATAGCTGCTGCCTGTCCTACCTCATCCTGATCAAACATAAGAATGATCTTGTCGTACTTACATAGCCATTCGATTGACTTGGCTATGGCTTTCTTTGCACCTGCTGCACCACTTGGTATGCTAACTACACTATACTTGTTGTCAAATATTTGACTGACTGATAGTGCATCCACCTCACCCTCGACAATGGTAATCATCTTACCACCATCACGGCACAGGTGTTGACCATACAGGCCAGCATCCTTGAGGCTACCAATAACAGTGAAGTCCTTGTTAGGGTGGCGTACCTTCTGTGCTACAACGTGGTTGTCCTTGTTGTAGTAGTTGGCTACTTGTACCTTCTTACCGTGGTACTCAGCCACACCGTAGCCCCAATGTTTTAGTGTCTTCTCTGTTAGCTTGCGCTTGGCTAGGTGTGTAGGTATAGGCTGCAAGAACTTAGTGTCAGTGCTAACCGTATCTCGTACTGGTTCCATACTATTTCCTTCCGCTGGTGTAAACTTATCACACGCAAAGCAGTAGTGATTACCAGAACTATACAACGCATTGGCATCACTACTGCCACAAGATTCACAGGCTTCATGCCTGATGAATGTACTATTATCTTCCATTGCCTAAACCATGACGTAAGGTTTGTGCAGTGTTCTCAAGACCATGAACAATCTCCATGATCAGTGCATCATCATACTTGATGTCATCCGATAGCATAGCGTGAGCCATGTCGTGATAGTTAACATGCTTTGTTAGTTCATGTTGATCTACATACACAGACACACTCATACCATCAACATCAAACTCAGCGTTCATGTCTACGTCTGATACCCATTCTTCTCTTACGTCAATGACACTCATAACCACTCCTTAGGTATAGTTCCTTCTGCCCAGACAAAACCTTGTCGGTCTGCCCATTCGCCGCAAGTCATCTTAGACCCATCCTTTCTTTTCTTAGCACCCTGAATAGTAGCACTGGCTTTCTGAAATACAAAGCGTACATCCAAGTCTGGATACTGTGCCTTGATTGCCTTCATCTTGCGCTGGCTATCCTGTCTTAGATAACCTTTCAGTTCTACTATCATTTTGCCTACCGATAAGTCAGGGATGTAGTGACGTTCCACATAGTAGGCCAGCTTCTCTGGCTCATACACATAAGGAACGCCACGTTCATCTAGGTCTGCAATGACCCTTGCCTCAAAAGTCCCCTTCGTCATCGGCATTACCAGTAGCAGGTTCATCATCAAACATGTCGTTGCTGTTGTCCTTGGCTACAGCTTGTGCAACATACCCATCTTCCTCATCAAAGATAGATGCTGGCGCACCATACTCTACCAAGTCAATGACCTGCATTGCCTTCAGTCGTAGTGATACACCTACCTGCTTGGTTGACTGCATCACATAGGGGAATGGCTCGACAGCAATCTTAACTGTTGATCCATTGCCGACAGCAATAGACTTATCCATCGGTGTCTTCTTGGCATCCACCACTGATGGCTTCTGTGTGTATGTCTCGCCTGACTTAGACTTGATACGTGCCTTCAGCTTAGACTTGAACACTAGGTTGCCAGTCTCATCACCGTTGTCGTCTAGTTCCTTGCTGTAGGGTGTAGCTGTGGACAGGACTGCCTTGAGTTTAGGGTTGTCCTTGACAGCCTCTTGGAATTTAGTCTGGATAATTCCATCAAGCTGTTCACACACTGCTGCTGCTTCTGCCTCAGGTACGATGACCTGTGTTGAGTACTCTCCCTCTGGTACGAACCGTGTATCAGGGTCAAATACTTTTGCCCATTGGGCTTTGCCTTTAATGATAATCACTATCATATCTCCTTAGTTGTTAAAGTTAGTTAGGCTATAGGTACAGGTTAGAACTAGGCAAAAAAGTATTGTGATTTCAATACGTTGTTGATGTCTAAACTACCCTGCTTTGGTGGTGTTGGAACGTCCTCAGTTCCAAGTGTGACAATAGCATGTTGTCTTAGCATTGTCAACACATCATGTTCAGTATACATCTGAACAAACTCTTGTCTCAATACTTCAGACAGCCTTGGCATCTCGCTACTGTGTGTACCATAGCTGTCGTGTACCATGGCAAAGTGTCTGATACCCTGCTGCTTGCAGGTATTGATAGTCTTAGTCATAGCTGCTGCATCCATAGAGTGGATGAAGTTAGGGCTAGCACCTGAACCAGTACGCCGCTTGCTTACTTGGTTAGGTATATCTCTGTTGAGTACTAGCTGTATTGTGTTGCCGTTGATTAGGCTAGTGATCCTACGTTTCTCTACGTCATTGTAGTTCTGCATGACCAGCCAGTTGGTAGGTGTTACCCATTCCATGTGTCTGTTGTGACTGGCGTAGACAGCACCAACATCCTTAACGTAGTCCATGACCTGTCGTGCTGCTGTAATCACACCGTTGATTGCATCCCACACATGTCTAGCTAGGTAGATGGTAGCATCGAATAGGTCATCACCAAATATATCTGGTGTTCCCTTCTCAATCTTATCACGCATAGCTTCCTCAATGTAGGTACGACATGAATGAATCGTGCCGCTGTATGGTACAATCATCACTGACCGTTTAGTTAAAGACCTGTCGATGCCAAACTCTATAAATTTTTTCGCTAGAATTTCGCCTTGGTCTGCATCCATAGTGATGTTACGCATAGCCTCATCAGCTACCTCAGTGTAGATGTCTTGAGGTACATCAGATGCTAGTAGGTTGGTAGCCCTACCACCACGTTCATCACGCAGGATTGCTGATAGATGTTGCAGTCCATTGCAGCTACCATCGGCAGATACAGGTAGGTTAGACATGTACCCCCAGCCATGCTTGACTAGGCCAGCAAACTCTAAGCACCACCCAAGAAACTGAAAGGGTTTGTCTGCATCAAGCCACCAGTTGTTGTCGTATGGGTTGTCAGCCACACGCTTAACCTCATCTGCTATGTCCCACGCCCAACCCTCACGCTGGTCTAGTGTGATCTTGTCGTTGCCATACAGGTTAGCACCATGGATACACAACCATCGTGCGTCATCCCAATTGTTGATGGCCTTGTCTACCTTGAAGGTCATCAATCCCTTACTCCAGTCTGCTGCCTGTGGTGACAGGAATGTGCTGGCTGGATACTTGCGAGAACGAAAGTCATTCTGCCATACATAATAGAACTCATCATACTTGCTGTACTGTTCAGCTATCTGTAGTGTGCGTTCCACCTGTATGCGTTTGCTTACAGTCTTGTTGTTGTAGGTATACACCTCGTTACGTTTCTTACTCCAGTCCTTGAACAGCTTACGTTCTGCCTCATCCATAGCTGCTGGTTCCTTGTTGAATGGGTAGCTAGGTAGTGGCCTGTCCTCTCTGGCTGGTAGTCCTGCCCACTCTTGTCCACTGTCCCACATGTTACGGATGATCTCAAGCACTGGCCTGTTGATCTGCCATGGTGTGTGTTGCAGTGTGTTCAAGCAGTCGAACTCTTGGGATAGGTCACGCTGTTTCAGCTTGGTCATATGTGCCTTCATACTATCCTCTCCTGATTATACTCAATGGGTCTAAGAAATCTGCGTAGTATCCACCCCCCTCTGTGTCTGTCCAGTCCTTGGGTGGTATGATACATGGTGTCCATCGTGGTCTTGATACTTCCATGTGTGAATTAAATGCCTTGACCCATTCCTCTGTGATGGGTGTTGCCCTAAGATAAGTAGTCGTTTTGTTTCTGCTAGTCGATAGCCTTTCCAGTCTGACTAGCCCTGTGTTCTTGATGATTACATCAACCAGCTTCATGCCTACATGGATACGTTGATCACCTGTCCATGCTAAATGTTTGTATCCATCCTTGTTCATCTTGTTAGTCAGGCCGTAGCGTCTGGCTGTTGTACCTTTCTCGTTAGCCTTCTTGATTGTGTTTCTTGCTACATCCCCCTCTGCTTTGATCCACTTCTCTAGCCTGTCTTGCATCTCTACGTTGACACCAATATTCTTTGCTACTTTAACCAAGGCTTGAGCCTTGCTGATGCCATCAACCATAGAGACTAGGGCTATGTATGCTACAGCGTCAGGCTTCATGCCTTGTAGCTTCTTGTAGGCTACATCCCTATTGCTGGTGGGTGTGTCCTGTACTTGCTTCACTCCTTCTGCTACTGAGCCTACCACTGTGGCAATCATAGTCCTACCATGCAGTGTTCGTGTCTCTTTGCCCTTGCCTACTGCCTCATCTATCACACGCCTGAACCTGTTGATGCCAGCGTCCAGCATTTCTCGTTCTAATTCAAGCTGTTGTTCTAAACTGTACCCCATAGCCACACCCCTGTTACATGTATAGTATTACTGATAGGATTGGTACGCCTACGATTAGACCTAACATACAAGCAAGCTGCATACCTAACCACGATTCATTGTCGTTGATACTAGCTAGCATACCTGACAGCATAACCAAACTTAGCATACCCCAAACAAAACTTTCCATCATTCCTCCCCATAGTTACGCATCATCCAGTGTTGTTGTGCTGATACCTGTTCGTATTCAGTAGACTCTACTGCCCACCTCGCGTTACACTCAGGACAGAACCACTCAATCATACCATCCACTGCGTATAGTGCTTCTGCCTCACCTTCCCCACACATCTCGCATTGTTTAAAGCCCATCGACATCTTGCTTGTCCTCTCTTACTCGTTGCATCTTACCCTCAACATACCCATGCTTAAACTTCATGTGATACTGAGCCTGATTATCTTTATCATACTGGTTGTCATACCTAACAGCATGATAGCCGTTGTGGTATCCCATGACATAGGCATCATCATATGTGTTACGTTTGTTAGCCCAGTTTTTCCAAGCGTTCATCTGTGCATCACGCATCCTCAATCTCCTTAAACAAATCTTCTGGATAATTACTTTTCAATACCCCTGCCCTGCGATATAGGCCAGCAAGGAATGTTAGCTTGTCGGCTTCATCTTGTATGATGTTCATATCATACTCAACCATCAATTTAAACTCTTGCATAGTGACTACATCAGGCATCGTGCTACCTCTCCTTCTTGCTTGCATGATTGCTTTAGTGTACTGGTGTTATCTTCATTAGTCATCTGCCCTATCAACAGGCCAGTCATTATCTACTGCTAGTCTTAGCACGTTGTCGTTACTACTGTCAAGTTCTATCTCATAGTAATTCATAAAGATAGATAACTCGCCATGTTCGATGGCCTCATAGACTATCTCAAATAGCTCATGTAAATCATAGACCTGTAGTGTGTTGCCCTCTAGTACATAGCCCCGCTTGTTAGGTACATAGACCATAAGGTTTACTTCAAGATAGTCTTGGTCTGACTGTGATACTGATAGGATATAGTCGTTACCCTTGTCAGGTGGTAGGT